CTTGGGAGCTATTTGAGTGAAGATAGTTCTGATAATAACAATGATTACGACGATTATGACGGTTATGATGGCGACACCGACTATTATAATGATGACGATTATGATGATTATGATGATGATGACGACGATGATTATGATGACGATTATAATTATAACAGCAACGGCAGAGATTCAAAAAAGAAAAAGCGCAACGACAAACAGGATCCGGATTCCAAAAAATCCAAGAAGAAAAAGCGTCGCGGACTGCCCAATGTAGGAAAACCGGTTGCAAATATTGCTAAGACCGGCATTAACGCGACTAAAAAATTAGTCGGAACCATTCTCCGGGCAGCCACACTGATTTTAATCGCTCTCATCATTCTGACATTGTTGAAAGCATTTTTAAGTAACGCCGGTTCTTATGGAAAAATCCTGTTACTCGGACAGACGAAAGATACCACACTAATCGCATACCTGGCTGTCGGAGCTGTACTGGTCGGTTATGAACTGCTCAACTTCTTCTGGGCTGCCAGTCGCACACGCGCCAGAAGCAGGCACAACAACCGCCTGGATACCGGGCGCGGGCTTTTGTCCTTTGTTATCATTTACGCCGGTTCCTATCTGGCCGCCATGTTCAGTCACCTGATTCCAAGTTCTCCAAGCTGGCTTACCGGTGTACAAGGCGGACTGTCTATTTACGGTGGTCTGAAAGCCACACTACTGCCGCTGTGCATTGCAGGAGTAGTAAGCTGTGTGGTCAGGAAAATTATAGTAAGATAAGATTCAAAACTGTATCTTTTATAAACTTCGTTAGTTAAGTAATTATAGAAAAACCACCCAACTCGTCAAAAGTTTAGAGGGTGGTTTTTCTTAGTTTAGTCTATCATTTAAATCTATTTCATTTAATTATTTTTTATCTTCCGCACAATTTTTTTAACCAGCAATATGAGCAAAATAATCAGCACAATTACAAGTACAAAAATGCCCGCTATGATAGCCGAAAATTTATTCGGGTGTTTTACAAGACCAATAATATTCCAGCTGTCTTCCACAACTTTGCGGTCGTGTTTTTCATTATAATATTCCGACACATTTGCAATACCATCACCATCTGTATCATCAAAGGACTCCATATATCTGGCAATGGCAGCCCATGCTTTCAGCTCCTGATTGCCTTCCATAATTGCCTG